GTTGCGCGACGCGTTGCATCATAGGAGACATGCGAGCTGTCGGCTGTGCTATCGTTGGTGGTTGTGGGCGCCGCAACGCCATAGGCGGTGACACCGACATACCCGGCGGCTTGTACTGTTGCATCATGTTAGCAACGGGGCGTGACTGACGCCCCTGCGTCATCATTAGAAATCGTTGTGCCGGTGTCATCTGCGCCATACTAAGCCCCCAATAATCCCGCTAAGCCACCTGCCGCCGCACCTAAGCCGGGTGCGCCAAACATGCCGCCGAGCTGTGCGCCGCCAAGTGCGCCAGATAATGCCGATCCGATAGGCTGGCGGAATACCGGTTTTGAGCTTTCGCCGCCAACTGTGCCGCCTTGGATAATCGACATATAATTCGCCAACGCGTTAAGAGGGCTCTCCTGTTCAAACTGGAAGCGTTGCATATCCGCCTCAAGCTCGGCTTGTGACTGCGCCTCGCGCGCCGCACCGACTTCGGCAAGTTTCTGTAGATCGCTAAATCCAAACTCATACGCGGCTGGTGCCTGAGCGATTGCGTCCTGTTGCGCCTGATACGCCATTGGCGCCAATGCCGAAGCGATAGCGCCCTGCTGTGCGCCTGAGCCGTAACGACCTGCGCTTGCAAACTGAGCCGCAACCTGATCGACTACTGGCTTAAAGGCCGCAGATTGCAGTGGGTTTGTACCCATTAGGTTTTGCATCACAGCGGCTTGCGTCATTGGAATAAACGGCGAGCCAGACATAGCCATTTGACGCTGACCAGACAGCGCCATCTCGCTTTCCGGCGAGTAACCCACAACCGTCTGACCGGGGTAATACTGAGGCGGGCCACCTTCGTACATCTGCTTAGCTTGCGACATGCCGTATTCAAGAAACGGCTTTGCGTATGCCGGTGGGCCGCTGGTCTGGGTGATTGTGCGTGTTGATCCGCCGCCTTTAGACATAGTTCAAATCCTTTGCCAAAATAACCGCCGTCGCGGTGTAATCTTTAAGCTGACGTTGCCAGCCCTTTCTGCCAATAATCTCCATCGCGTCACATCCGAGCGACTTAGCCCAAACCGCGATAGACTTCTCCGCCTGCATCAGCTCGTCCAGCTCACCGCCCGCCAGCCATATTCTGCATATTGCTCGCTGTGGGTAGTCCACTATCTCGGTAATAATAGCAGACTTCTCCAGCGGGTGAAACTGGGCCTTGCCGGTAGCCACAGCGTGGTAAACATCTTCAATCGTGTGCGTTTCGCCAGCATATGCCAGCGCGTCGCTAATATATTCGGCGCACCGTTCCCACTGAGCGCCGAGCCTATCCTCAGCTAATAATAAGGTAGGCGTATTCTTGTGTGTGTCCGTGATTTGTGTGTCCAATTTTCATCGTTCCATCAGTGCTGGTACTTTTTATATATGGGTCAGAATGTGTCGGCGTATTGTTTATTGATGTAAAAAACACAACGCTCTCTTTTGAAAAACGTGGGTCGCTATGAGTTGTCTCGGTGACGTTAGCGCCTAAAGTCACATAATCCCAGCTATTCAAGCCGCCGTTTATGGCTCGGTTTAATACCTCTGCAATTTCACGCGTCGTAGCCGTAATCGGGTTTAGTATTCTATTGTTTGCGGTTCTGGTCGTCATCGCCTGCCCACCTGCCTAGCCTCGACGTCTATGCCGTGCGCGAATGACCAGTTGCCGGACAGCAACATCTTCACGCGGTGGTATCTGTCAGCCGCTCTAAATGGCACAAAGCCAGATGCATTTGTCGTGCCGCCTGCGCTAAAATTAACCGTGTCGGTAGGCGTGCCGCGCATGCCTACAAACAGCTCGACCGACCCATCTTCGTGATATGGGTACACGCGTGTGACGATGCTGTGATTGCCCATACTAAGCGCCGCCTCACCGGTCGTGATTGTGGCTTGCAACGGGTCGCCGGTAAACGTGAACAGCTTGGTGCCGACAGCGCCACCAAAGAAAAACTCGCCGCCTCTAAATAGCTGACTGTCGAGTACGGTGGTCAGGCCATCGAGCGTGGCTGACAGGTTGTCCAAATCCTCGACCGTGTAACCGGCGCTAAAGAACGGCGCAATAAAGTCGGCGTCGACGTTGCCGATTGACCAGCGGCCTAGCGCGTAGTTGTAAATCAGCAAACGGTCAGGTCGTCCGGTTGTGCTGGCGGTGCTGGTGTACGACCAAATTGCAATTTGATTTAGCGGGTCAACCGCCGACGTCATATTGTTTTTGTACTGGGCGTTAAAGTCCTTGGCAAAAAATTTGTCAACTTTTTCGTTTCCGATCGGCGTCGACTTTTGACCGTCGAACATGTGGAAGCCGTTATCAGAATAATAGAACACAATCGAGCCATAATTACAGACTGAGCCGGGTATGCTACAGCCGCGTTGGCTCTCGACCTTGTCAAACTGAAATATCAGAGGCGGGCCGGTGTATGTGGCGCGAAAGATAGCTTTCTCGCAAAGTATCGTGCAGTATTCGCCGCCGACCATACCGGTGATGGCACCGGCGTCCGGTAGCTCTTGGAAGTCAGACTGATCGGTGCCAGTCGTCCAACCATCGATGTCGTTGAAGCCTGACCACCTAACCTTATACGGCACCCGCCCCGACCCCTCGTCGATATTACCAAGCCAAACGAAATCTCGTACCACGGCAATAAAGTCAGCTTTTGGTGGCGATCCAGCCAAATTAGAAAACGCGGTGTCTGTGCCTAACTGCCACTTTTGCAACTCTTCGCCGGTTCCGCCAGCCGCAATAACATATTCACCAAATTGTACGAAGCGCCACTTTTCGGCGCCAATAAGATCGTAGGCCGGTGATCCAGCCTTGCTGACATCGTCCAAATTGTTTGTTGAGGCGTTGAAGCTGTATAGCTTGGCCTCATCTCCAGCGAATAGTTTAACGTTGCCGCTATTATCCTTTGCCGCATAAATGCCCCGTATTGTGCCGCTGGCCGCGTTGCTAAAACTGATAAACTGATTTAGCGGACGATAGCCATTAAACGCGGGTATCACGTTTGTGGCCTCGACGACGCCTGCGTTTGTAAAGTCCGGCTGATCCGGTAGCCACTCGCCAAAATTTATCATTGCGCCAACCAAGTTGCAGTTGTTGTTGTCTGTGTCGCCCAGATACCGGCCGCGTCGGGTATGTCAGTCCACGTCGCCGCAGTGTCCTGCACGTCTGTCCACTCTTCGCCGAGTATAGTCATTGTTGCGTCGCCAGTCACTGCCACCTGCGGTGTAGCCGCGCCCTTAAATGTCGCCGTCACATTAGTTGCCTGCGTAACCGCAATGTCAGCCGTGCCAGCGGCTAATGTCACAAAGTTAGAGTTAGACGTCGCGCTGGCCGAGATCGATACCGACGCCGCCATAGGACGCACGCGATTAAGATCAGACGTCGCCGTGCCAACTGCGCTTACCAGCGCCTCAAACGGCCGGACACGGGCAAACGCGCTAGAAGCCGTATTGACGGCCGTTACGCTTGCCGAGGCTGTCCTTACACGCTCGGCAGTGCCAGAGGCCGTCACAGAGGTGTCTACGGCCGCTGAGACGCCTTTTAGCTTTACGCCTGACGCAGATGCGGTGACTGCGGTGCTGACGCTACCGTCAGCGACCTTTACTTCCAGCGCGAGCGCATCGAGCGTGCCGTAATTCCAATTATCTAGCGCACCCCAAGCGTCCATATGATCAAGAACAGTCGCTGTCCAAGAAAACTTATCGCCAAGTGTGTCCAGCGTCAGGGTATAGCTGTCAAAAGCTCCAGTGAGCTGATTGAGAGGTGCTTCAGTCGACATTGGCTACCCCTAAGCGGCGGTAATGTCCATATCACCGATTGCAATCTTTAGGATGTCGCCAGTCTCGATAACTTTGCTTGCAGTCAGCGCGCCGTGGATTAGCAGGTTGCCCGAAGACGACGCGTCAAAGAGACCAAAGAAAGCTACCGTACCCCAAGACCCAGTAGCGGCATCAAACTCAACCGCCGCATTATTTGATGCGGTGCCTGACGACGCCGCGCCAAACGTGATAGCTTTGCGAGAATAATTATTGCCAGTCAGCTCGGTGCCACTATTGTCGTCGTTAAACGAGCCAGTCGACAGGCCGACATACACGGCTGATGGCATCGTGTAAGACCCCGTGCCTAAGATGTGATCGAGAATTTCATTCTCAAGATAATCGGACATAGCAGACATAGTTTAGCTCTCCACTGCTGAATTTTGGCGTTGATATACACTGCTAATAAACAACGACCCGGTGCCATAATGCGAGCGTTGTTCATCGACCTTGATCTCTTCGAGCGCAAGGTTGAACCGTTGCAGGTACTGCGACGCACGCGCCTCGTCTAGCAAGAAAGCATACGCCTCGGCCAGTGCGCCGTAAAGGTAGGCATCCGGCGACCGGCTCAGGATGTTGTTTGTCTGGTTTGTGGCTGACAGGGCTGTGATCGTGCCGATGTAGACAATCTCTATCGTGTAAACCGCATCCGGCACGGG